CTTGCAAATTCACTGTGATCATTGGATAAGTCTACCACTGATAAAGAACGATAGTCATTATCCATATCTAAAAATTCATAATTAGAAAGCTTTGGTCTAAGTTGTATTCCAAGTTCATGATATATCAAAATTTTACTTTCCATATTATTTAATATTTTAAGTTCTGGGGTTGTTCTATGTTTAAATTCAAAATATTGAAATAAGTATGGAGCATAGTAGGGCATTAGGATAATTGGCGATCCCCAATTATCATATTCGTGACCTGTGTGTGCAGCTACATGATGTTGCGTCCCAAAAACAAGACCTGGCTTCTTAAATACTCCTCTATGAATATTACCTTCATTTTCAAATCTAAAATGACCATCTGTGCCTACAGGATGTCCATCATATTTTTCCATATACTTGTTCATTCCGGCACTTGTAAACACAGAACCAGAACCTTTACCATCTTCAAAATATTCAGATTCTATCATAAAATCTCTTAGACTATCTTGCGTGTAATTCATATCAATTACTTTTAAATCAATGTCATGTTTTTTTGCAAATGCTTTTGTAAACTCCCACTCAACTTCACATATATGTCCGTTAAATGAATTTCTTATATGAACAAAGTCTGCACCAACATCTGCCCATTTAAATCCTAATGCTGCCGCATGAGAATCAACACCACCAGAAACAAATATTGCTGGTTTAAAATTTTCAGCAATAGCTTTGCATTGTCTAATTAGTGCATCTTGGTAAGTTGTTGGGTTATAATCTTTATAGGGATAATCTTTTATCAGCATCTCTGTAGTTGATAAATCATACATCAACCAATCATTATAAAACACTTATCACTTCTCCTTTAACATCTTCTGCAATTCAGCAGTACTCCCAATAAAGAGTGCATTTGTCACACTCTTTGGTGCGTTGTTAGGCACCTCTTTAAGTCTTCTCATTTTCTCTTGTAAGTCACCAAGTTTTTCAGTAACCTCTGCAACCTGTTTAATAAGGTTTCCGGCAACTTCATATGCTCGTGGATGGTCCGATTCTTTGGCGAGTTCCAGTATTCCTTCCACTGCATCCGTTCCTCTTTCGACCAAATTGTAAAAGTTTTGTCGCTGGTATTCATAATCTCTCTCCACATGATCAGTATTAGCGTCACCCCAATCTTCTTGGGATAGCGGCATCACTTCTTGTTTTTTATTGTCAGTTGAAATTTCTTCTACTATACCTAATGCTTTATCAATTGTATTACTCATCTTCGCCTGTCACTGGGTTATAGGTTTTTGCATCCGTAAAGAATGATGATACTTCATTGAATCCAAAATCATCATCTGCATCAGCACTAACTGGGTCTGGTGTAACTGTAAGTCTTTGTTCTCTTTTTGGTGATTTATCTGGTAAATCAGCAAACTGATCAGCTTGAACAGTTCTAATGATATTGCTGGAAGTAACAGGACCATACAGATAGAATTTGCATGTAAAGTTCATTGTATATATCAATGCTCTTCTTTGTTCAAAATCTCCTTCGTAACTATCCTCATAAGTTATACCATTTAAGATAATTGGAATATCTCTTTTGATACCCATGTCTGCCATATCGTTAACAGTGATAGTATAGTCAGGTTGAAAGTAAGGAAGAATTTGTTCTACAATTTGTAGTGCATCATCTGATTGCTTTGCCAGAATATATAACACAACATCCAAGTTGTAAGGCACTGGCATAAACTGGGTATCAAGAGACCTTGTTTTATTTCCTGTATTGACTTTCTTAAACTTTTGTACTCGGTTTAATTTTCTGGTAGAATCATAGGAAAGGTTTTGAATTTCAAAACCAATTCGTGGTAAAGTTACAGCTACCTTACTTGACAGATCAGCATCAGACCTAAGACGAACCAAAAACTTTTCTCTTGGACCATAAGCAAGAGGAACCTTCATAGATTGGACAATATTGCCAGAGCCATCTTTACGAACCAATTGAATATTATTAAATGTCGTTCCAAACGCTACGATTATCTTTCGTATCGTTTCGTGATAAAATTGTTGCCCTAACATTATGAACTACTCCCTACGTCACCAAATGGATTTCTTTCTGAGAAGTCTAACACAGTATTATCAGCAACATCAAACAACTCATTCTGTGCCGAGGTATCTATATTACCATCATCAGCTGTGCTTCCATCACCTAATATATATCCTTCCTGTAATAAGAACTCTCCGGTCTCTGAAAGAAGAACACCAGCAGATGTTGTCATATCACTTGTTTCAAGTGCGACTATCTCATCACCACCTGTATCTTCAGCATTTTCATGTACAATTCTACCAATCTCATTCTCTAAGAATAGGGCATCAATTGAAGCAGAATCTTGTTCCATGGTAAATTGTAATGCGAGAGTATCAGTTGATAACCCATCTTCAATCGCATCAATCGCAGAAATATCTGTATCCAATACTTCAGAGCTATATTCAAATAACCGACAACGCATCTTATAAACTGGATTATTATCTAATTGGAAATATGGCTCATCATGGTCAACAAAATTAATTTGAAATATTTTTGAAAGGATTGGATGAAAAATTAAATCTCCCTCTAATGGCCTATCAGAATCAGTTGATGTTGCTTCTGAAATAATATATCCACTCTCAAACGATGCTGAAGCTTCAACTGTTGCACTATCTAGAGTTCCATCTTCCAATAAGATAGAACCACTAAGCGTATCAGTTCCAGATTCTATGGTAACCTGTTTAGTCAACTCTTGAAATCTAGTTTTAGCAACAACGAATGTTGCTTCACTTAAATTCTGCAAACCAAATTGACTCATCATTTCTTTTTCACCACCAAAGCCACCTTCACTATTCTCCATATACATTTCAATTTTTGCTTGAGTGGTGAACTTAGCTAAACTGTCTGTACCAAGAATTTTATCTTCATTAACAAGAGTTCTATCGAGATAATGAACATCGTGCCCATGAATCTGTATTGCTTCAATAACCAAATCTCTATAAAGATTTTGTTCTGCGGCAATCGCTGAAACATTGCTTGTGTGAAACGCTGAATTAACTGCCATGAGTTATCCTATCTGATACATGGGCGGTAATTCAAAAGCTAGTTGTATTTGTTCTTCTAATCTTAAAATTTCCTCTTGAGCTTGACTGTATAAAGTTTCTCCATTCATTGTTACACCACCTAACATAGTAACGCCATTAAATTTACTAAGGTTTGCTCCCCACTGTCTTTTCAACAGTGCTGTTGCATATCTTTTTAAATAAATATCGTCAAATATATCTGTATATGTAGTGGGATCAAGTTTTCTAAAACATTCTATTAGGATAAAATCTTCATCAGCTGTTACATCGTGTGCCCAATCCATATCAATATATAAACGATTTTGATGTTGATTAAATCTTATAGGTGTTTCTCCAACTAAAACATGCTCCAGAAAATCTAGATGTTGCATTGTCATTTCATATTGAATTATTGATTGTGAAGAAAAATCATACAAGTCATTCAATCTTAATTGATATCGCATATCAAACATATTTGATGAGTGACCATCACTAAAAGGAAATACCTTAACCACTGATAACACACTCTCGGGAACAGGAATCCAGTTCTTACCTTCTAACCAATCAGCAGTTAATGTACTATCAATCTCATCTGTTGCCGTGACAGTTGTGTTAGACCTTGCTCTAGCAACATCAGCACTTGTTATCAAATGCTTCAGATACATTTTTTCAATACCATCATAGTGATACTGTGCAAAATATTGTAGAGCCTCATCAATACGGTCATCTGCTTGATCATCAGAAATATTGATATCAATAACTCCAAATCCAAGTGACCTTAGACAATAACTTTTAAATGTTGCTTTTGTTGTTGGTACAGCCATTACTTATCTACCAATTGTTGCAAGAGATTTTTGATTTCATGCATCTCCGATTTTAAAGTATTTATCTCTCTAGTTGCGTTCCTAATTGTATCTCGTTGTTCTTCTTCTTCTAGAAGTTTTCTTCTTGATTCTTCTGACCTTGCCTTTGCTTTTTCATATGCATTTTTATTACGATTTATAACAACGCCTGGAACATTAGAATCTTTAGCTAAATCTGGTTCACCTTCAACACGTTGATAGTTATTTGCCATTATAGTGCCAATCCCAATGCTCGTAAATCTTTCAGCCTTGGTGGCTCTGACATATTAGTTCCCTGCATTACAATTTTAATTGAGAATGCGATAAACTCATCCAATGGAGTTCCGATACCATCATCAGTAACACCAGCGCTGAATTCATATTCTTGGAAATCATCTTGGTCCAGAGATGGGTTCACAAATCTATCTGGAGAACCATCAGTATTAAAGAATTCGTAATCCAAATCATCAAAATCAACTGAATCTTGAGCTCCTAGAACCTTAAACAAAACCTTAATCTCAGATGTTGCTGGTCTATGAGCAGTTAATAATACTTTGATTGCAGTAGCTGGATTTTCTAATATAACCTTCTTTGTTACATAAATTGCAGCATTACTATCACCCTCTGGTTCTGTTGATGCAACGAATGTAAGGTTTGATGCTAAATCTGAAGCTGAATCAATATTATTTATTCTATTACCAACAGAAACCCATGAAGTTCGTTTTGAATCAACAACTGGCGATAGATTTTGTAAAGGACTTTTCAATGTTAAATCTGTATTGTATGATTTAACACCACCCATTTCATTTGTTTCATTGATGGGTGACGCAATCATAAAGGTCTTATCAAATTCAATGTTATCATTTATAACAGTTCCTATTGCATTTGCAGCAGAAGTTTTAGTAAATGAAGTTTCTGATCCAGAAACACTTGTTCCAGTTGTTAGCTGGGCAGTAGCTGAAACTGTGGTTCCTTCGGGTTCTAATACACCTATCTGTGTAAACCCTGTATTGATAATATGATTTTCTGAGGCAAGAACAACACTACCACCATTTTCAGCAGATGATCCAGCACCACCATCAAATACAGGACTAGATGTTAGAAGCACACTATAAGAATCTAAATCTGTGTTTGCAATTGCAGTGTGTGTCTTATTGACTTCTGATAATGGAACTTTATGTAATTGGAAGAACTCTACTGTTGCACCAGCAGAATGTGCTGCCGCAGTTGTACTTTCTTGTGCCCTAACCAAAGTTGAAACAGCTGCTCCAGATATAGTTTCATAGAACATTATTTCATCATCAATCTTAATATAAAAACGAGGAGTAGTATCTGCTGTATTCGCAAACTTTCCAGTTGTTTTATTAAAATTAGTACCACTTGTCAAAGTTAAAGTTGTTGCAGTAGATGTTATTGCAGCACTCAAGGTTGTTGATAATCCAGAACTGACGCCAGAAATTATAACATTGTTAGCGGTATTATACATACCATTATCTTTATGTGTTACCTTTAATGCAGTATCACCATGAGTGAATGTCAGTGGATTTATTTTCAATCTTTTGCTGGGCAGAGCATTATTTTCTAAAGTAACAGCTCCCTTAGCAGCAATATCAAAAACAGCTCTTTTTATTCGGAACTTCAGGTCTTCTTCGGGAGATGGAGCCCAAGCAGAATTAT